AATACTCACGTTTTCATAAGTGCAGCAACAAATTCTGTCTCAGTTACTGGAGGTCTTTCTCTTACTCCTACAAATGCCACATACGATCCAGCAACAGGAGATTTAGTAATTACAAAATCATCTCACGGTTTAACAACAAGTAACACCGTTGGTCTTGCTACAAATGGTTTTGTATTCAGATGCGCTCAAGATAACTTCTCAACTGATCACGCATATCCAAGATCTGGTCCTACTCCAAGTTCAGGTGGAGGAGATCCTGCACATGGTACAACTTTAGCAATTACTTCAAAAACAACAAATACATTTACAGTCAACGTAGGAATTACAAATACAGGTACTGGTGGTGCTCTTAAATTTACAATTAACAATGCTGGAACAGGTTATACTCAACCACAAATTCAAGTTTCTGCACCATCATATGAAAATCTTCCTATTATTGGAGTTTCTAGAAGAGGAATTGGAGCAACTACAGATACTGGAACAGGTGCAACTTTAACTATAGGAGTTGGAGCAGCAGATACAACAGTCGGTGTAGGATCAACATCTTTTGAGGTAACTAGTTTTACATTAGATAACACTGGATATAATTTTAAAGTTGGAGATGTATTTAAACCAGTAGGTTTGGTAACAGATAGATTTTTAAATACTTCTCAATTAATAAATGATTTTGAATTAACTGTAACTGAAGTATTCAGAGACCAGTATTCATCATGGAATTTTGGTGAATTTGATTTCATTGATTCTGTTAAAGAATTACAAAATGGAGAAAGAACAAGATTTCCTTTAATTTACAATGCTAGTCTATTAAGTTTTGAAGTTGATGAAGATAATCCAGATTCTTCACTTATTGATCTTGATGCACTATTACTAATATTTGTTAATGGTGTAGTTCAAGATCCTGGTGAATCATATACATTTGATGGTGGTACTTCATTTGAATTTACTGTAGCACCTGATGAAGATGATATAATTGACATATTCTTCTATAAAGGAACTACTGGAGTTGATGCAGTTCAAGTTTCAGCTGGTTCTTCAGTCTCACCTACAATCAAAACGGGTGATGTTGTCCAAGTATTTAAAGATACTTCTGGAATTACAACAACTCAAAAAGAAAGAACAATATCTGCAATTAATTCTTCTGATGAAGTTGAAACCGATTTATATACACAATTAGGTGTAGATGAAAGAAACTTTAAACCTTTAAGTTGGATAAAACAGAAAATTGATAAGAAAATAAATGGTGAAATAGTATTTAAGACAAGAGACTCTTTAGAATCTCAAGTTTATCCAACTTCAAAAATTATTGGTGATTTATCCACTACTGATACTGAAGTGTTTGTTGATAATGCTAGATTCTTTAACTATGAAGAAGATAATTCACTTTTGACTATAAGTAGTGTCGGTGGATTAATTGTTGGTGCTGGAGAACCTGTTTCTGCTGCACTTACTGCAACTGTTTCAATCGGTGGAACAGTTTCACTTACAATAACAAATGGTGGAAGTGGTTATGTTGGATCAACAACTTCAATATCAATATCTGCTCCTCATGCGATTGGTGTTGGTATTGGAACAACTGCAACTGCAAATGCAACTATAACAAATGGTGTTATAACAAACACAGTAATAACAAATGCTGGATTTGGTTACACATCAACAGCAGTGCCTCAAGTCCTTGCTCAACTCCCAAGAGCAGTTAAAGAGGATGTAGATCAAATATCAGTTGTTGAAGGTTATGATGGTATTATTACTGGAGTAGCAGTTACAGATGGTGTTGGTGGACATCCATTGGCACTTAAATTTACTCTTGAACCAGACTTTGTAAATAATGCAAATTCAACTACAGGTCAACTGAAAGTTGGATATCCAATAATGGTATTTGGTACAAAAGTTGGACATGGAGTAACTTCTGTTGTTAGTGATAACAATACTGTCGTTGCAACAGGTACAACCTGTCTTGATAACATATACTTTATAAATGATTATCTTCCTGCAGTCGGTATTATTACTTGTAATATAGATACTGGTGTAAATACAACAGGTATTAACAATGCAGCAGTTGGATTTGGAACTGGAGGTTTTTCTTGGGGAAGACTTTCTGGATTTGCAAGAGGTACAAATGCTGTATCGATTGGAGTTACTGGTTTAACAATAGACTCTGGATTAACGACTTACCCATCTATCCAGAGAAGAGATTTTGGTCTTAGGGACACTGGTTCATTAAGAAAGGATCTTGGGTAGTATAAATATAGAAAAAAGCTAATGATATGGCTGCAATTGTAACAGATCAATTTAGAATTCTAAATGCAAATAATTTTGTAGAGACAGTAGATAACTCTGCAAATTCATATTATGTCGTGGTTGGACTCGCCAATCCAGCACTTGCTGTTGGTTTTGGAAGAACTACTAATTGGAATACAGATACCCCAAATCCTGTTGATAATATTAATTACATAAACCATACTGGAGATACAGAAATTTTCGGTAAAAAGGTAACTAGTGCGAATGTAAGAAGGTTAATAACAAGAAGAAATTGGACGCAAGGAACAAGATATGAGATGTATCGTCATGATTATAGTGTGACAAGTCCATCACCTGTAACAAATTCAACAAGATTATATTCATCTAATTATTATGTTATGAATAAAAACTTTGATGTTTATGTTTGTATTGATAATGGTTCTTCTGGTATTAGTACAACTGGTAATGCTTCTCAGGATGAACCTTTATTTACTGATTTAGAACCATCAAGAGCAGGTGAAAGTGGTGATGGATATATTTGGAAATATCTTTTTACAGTTCCTCCAAGTGATATTATAAAATTTGATTCTACAGAGTATATTTCAGTTCCTGGTGGTTGGTCATCCTCTACTGAAACTCAAATACAATCTGTAAGAGAAAATGGAGATTCGACCATCAATAATAATCAAATCAAAAAAGTTTATATTGATAATCAAGGTTTTGGGTATTCTCAGAATATTGTAGGTAGAGAAGTTGATATAATAGGTGATGGATCAAGTGCAAAGGTTGTTATTGATACTGATAGTAATGGAAAGATAACTAAAACAGTTGTTTCTTCAGGTGGACAGGGATATACCTATGGTATGGTTGATTTGGGTCCTTTAGGAAATTCTGCAGTATCAGTTGGTAATAAAGCAAAACTTATACCAATTATTCCTCCATCAAGAGGTCATGGATTTGACCTATATAAGGAATTAGGGACTGATAAATTATTAGTCTATGCGAGATTTGACGATTCAACAAAAGATTTTCCAACTGATACTAAATTTGCACAAATAAGTATTGTAAAAAATCCAACATCTATTGGGTCTACTATAACATATACTGCAAATGAGTTTTCATCAGTAAATGCAATAAAGGTCATTACACCGTCAGGAACACCTACTATAGGTGGTAAGATTCAACAATCTGTCACTGGTGGTACAGCAAATGGTTATATAGTTTCTTATGATACTGATACAAACGTTATCAAATATTATCAAGACAGATCTTTATACTTCAATCAAACCAGTGCAGATCAAACTGATTATGTTGGAGTTACAACTGCAGCAAAAGTTTTTGCTTTTGAATCATCTGCAGAAGTTATAACTGGAACTAATTTTTCTGCCTCAGTAGACCAAAACTTTACTGGTATTAGTACTAACCCTACTGGTAACAAGGTAATTTCATTGGGAGTGAACTTCACAAATGGTCTTGCTTCTCCTGAGATAAATAAAGGATCAGGTGATGTTATTTACTTAGATAATCGCCCTTTAATAACTAGAAATTCTAGACAAAAGGAAGACATTAAAATCATACTCGAATTCTAAAAATGCCACAAAAGACTAATTTAAATATATCACCTTATTATGATGATTTTAATAAGGACGACAAATTCTATAGAGTTCTGTTTAAACCAGGTTTCCCTGTTCAAGCAAGAGAATTAACAACTTTACAGTCTTCTTTACAAAATCAAATTGAATCCTTTGGTAGTCACATCTTTAAAGATGGGTCTATGGTGATACCTGGCAACATTAATTATGATTCTCAATATTATTCAGTTAAAGTTAAAGATGAGCATTTAGGTATACCAGTTTCATTATACTTGGATCAATTAATTGGTTTAACTTTAAAAGGACAAACATCTGGTATTACAGTTAAAATTGATAGTTATGAGTTAGCAGGTACAAGCACAGAGATAAATGATTTAACAATTTATGTTTCATATTTTCAGTCTGGAGATAATAATCAAATATCATATTTAACCGATGGAGAACAATTAATAACTGAAGAATCTTTTATTTACGGAAATACTGCTGTAAATGAAGGAGAAACTATTTTAACTCTTGTAGATACTGCTGCAGCTGCAGTAGGATCAGCAGTTGGTATATCATCTGGAACATATTTCATTAGAGGAAGTTTTGTAGATGTTTCTACTGATAAAATTGTTTTAGATCCATATACTAATACACCATCCTATAGAGTTGGTATCAACATTGATGAACAGTTAATCACTGCAAAAGATGATGACTCATTATATGATAACGCAAGAGGATTTTCAAACTATGCAGCACCAGGTGCGGATAGATTAAAAATAACAACCACATTAGCAAAGAAAAGTTTATCAGACTTTAATGATACTAATTTTATTGAATTACTAAGATTAGATGATGGTGAAATTAAAAAAATTGTTAATAAAACTGACTATAATCTTATAAAAGATTATTTTGCAAAAAGAACTTTTGATGAATCTGGACACTATTCAGTCAATCCTTTTGATATTCAAGTTGTAAATTCACTTAATGATGGTATATCAAATGAAGGTTCATTTAAATCTAATGAAACAACAGATCAAGGGAATACTCCTTCAGACGATCTCATGTGCGTCAAAGTATCTCCAGGTGTAGCTTACGTAAAAGGATATGATGTAGATATTGCTGGAACACAAATTTTAGATGTTGAAAAACCAAGAGATAAAAAAGAAGTGCCATCAGCACTAGTTCCATATGAGATGGGAACTATTTTAAAAGTAAATAATGTTTTTGGTGTTCCTTCTCCAAATATTAATGAAGACACTTATTGTGTTAAATTACATAATCAAAGAACTGGATCTAATACTCAGGGAACAGGTGAATTAGTAGGACAGGCAAGAGTTTATTCTTTTGCTGTTTCTGATTCTGCATATACTGGAGATTCAACTGAATGGGATTTACACTTATTTGATGTACAGACATTCACTCGTATTGTTCTTAATTCAGCAGTCAGTAATGCTCAATTACCAGATGCTTCACGAGTAAGAGGTGTAAGTAGTGGTGCTATTGGTTATGCAACAGCAGCAGGTGGTGCGAGTACAATTATTAAATTAACAGAAGTTACTGGTACTTTCATGGAAGGTGAGCAAGTTCTTATCAATGAAGATGATGAAATATCAAGATCAATAACAACTGTTAGAACATTTGGAATACAAGATATTAAATCAGTATACCAAGATGCTAGTGCTGTATCTGGATATGCTGCTGATTTTGTTGCAGATACAGTTTTACAAAAAAGAGTACCAACTAATTTTAGTATAACAGATGTAATTAATATAAATGCAGCAGGTATAGCAACTTGTGCTGGAAGATCTTTTGCAGGAATAAAAACTGATACAATAGTTAGATATCAATTACCAGATGAACAAACAGAAAGATTTAATAGAGTAACTGCAATAAGTCCAGATAGATTATCAATCACATTAGCTGCTGTTAATAGTGTTACTGGCATTTGTAATGGTGCTTTACCAACAGGTGCAACAAAATCAACAACATTCTCGTTTGGTGTTCCTAATATAAAGTTAAATGATAATAAAGGTTTATTTGCTAAATTAGGTAATCAAAATGTATCTGATATTAATTTATCTACTGCTAATTTAGTTGTAGGTAAAAATGTAACAGGTAAATCAACAAGTGGTGCTGGTGCTCTAAGTATGGCTGTTTCCGACACTGGTATTTCTAGTGCATTTTATGATGCATTTGATGAGGAAAGATATGCTGTCCATTATTCTGATGGATCAATTGAAAATTTAACAAGTGATCAAGTTACTCTTGGATCAAATGGTCAATCAATAACTTTTCAAGGATTAACTGCCAGTCAAAGTAATGTTGTTGTGAGCACAACTGTTAAAAAACAAGCACTTAAGAGTAAGCAAAAAAATTATCTTAGAAGTCAAAAAGTAACAATCGATCAAACATCAGTGGGTATCAGCACAGATCTAACTGGTATGACTAAATCTACTGGTTATGGATTAAGAGTAGAAGATAAGGAAATATCATTAAATCACCCTGATGCAGTGAAAATTATTGGAGTTTTTGAGTCTATAGACAGTAATTTACCAATATTAGATAAAATTACTTTACCAAGTGGATTAAGTTTAAATACAAACGCAATTCTTGGTGAAAAAATAAAAGGTTCAACTAGTGATGCAATCGCACAAATAACTGGACTTATTTCAGCAACTCAGGTAGAAATAGTTTATTTAACTTCAGATAAGTTTATTACAGGTGAAGTAGTAAACTTTGACGAATCAAAAATATCCAGTACAATACAATCAATAGATGCAACTAGTAGTTTAAATATCACTAATATATTTGATCTTGATAAGGGTCAAAGAGATCAATTCTATGACTATTCCAGAATTGTAAGAAAACAAAATTTTGCTCCACCAGCAAGAAAATTAACTATTGTATTTGATAGATATGATATTCCATCAAATGATAATGGTGATTTTTATACAATAGGATCATATGATGATGAAAGATACAGTCATGATATACCAAATATTGGAAATAAAAATGTCAGAGCATCTGATACAATAGATTTTAGACCAAGAGTTGCTCAATATAGTGGTAGTGAGTCTCCATTTGCATTCCAAAATAGAACTTTTGCAAGCACTATCAATCCTTCATTTATTGTAACTCCAAATGAAAGTTCGATTCTAGGATATAATTATTACTTACCAAGAATTGATAAAGTTATATTGGATAATAATGGTTTATTATCAGTGTTAAAAGGAAAATCAAATATAAACCCTAAAGAACCAGTACATGATGTAAATAATATGGATATTGCAACAATAACGTTGCCAGCATATCTTTATGATCCAGATGATGCAGAAATAAAAATGGTAGATAATACCAGATATACAATGAGAGATATTGGTGGATTGGAAGATAGAATTGAAAATTTAGAGGTAACAACATCATTAAGTTTACTTGAACTTGATACTAAAACTTTACAAGTACAAGATGCTGATGGATTATCACGTTTTAAGAGTGGATTTTTTGTAGATGATTTTAAGAATAATCAATTATTAGATATTTCTGATCCAGATTGTAGAGTTACTGTTGATTCAGAATTAAATGAACTTAATGTGCCAATAGATCTTTGGTCTATATCACCTCAAGTAGCTTTAGATTTATCAATAAATTCAGATACTGCAGATTATTCTCAAAATTTATCTCTTTTAGATGATAATTGTAGAAAAACAGGAGACATTTTAACATTAAATTATGATGAGATTATTGCTCTAAATCAACCTTTAGCATCAAGAGTTGAAAATGTAAATCCATTTAATATGATTGAGTTTGATGGATTTATTACATTAAGACCCGAATCTGATTCTTGGATAAGGACTATTCAAGTCAGCGGTGGTACAATTAGAAGAACTGGTGCTAGAAATAGAACTTTTACTCAAAGACAAGTTACTAGTTCAGAAAGAGATACTCATATAAGATCAAGAAACGTATCATTTGATGCTACAAGTTTAGCACCAAACACAAGATATTATTCATTCTTTGACAGTACTAGTGGAATTGACATTATTCCAAAATTACTTGAAATTACAATGGTAAATGGTATATTTCAAACAGGTGAAACAATTAACGTTTTAGATGGTAGTGGAAATATAACTTCTGTTCTCAGATTAGCAAGACCAGATCATAAACGTGGTTCAATAAACAATCCATCAGAAACTTTTTCAAGAAATCCATATGATTCTTCAAATAGTATTGGAATAAGATACTCAGCATCTTCAAGTGTTTTAAATATTGATGTAAATTCTTTATCTGATGAAGCACAAGGATCATTTTTTGGATTTATTAACAAAAATAATGCAACTATTTTAGGACAAAGTAGTGGTGCACAAGCAACAGTTACATCAATAAGATTAGTTTCAGACACAAACGGTGAAGTTTTTGGGTCATTCTTCTTTAGAGATCCTCTTGCAAGTCCACCACCTCCTTTAAGGTTTAGAACAGGAACAAGTAGTTTTAAATTAACTTCTAGTTCAACTAATACTGAAGGTTTACCTGGAAGTCTTTTAATAAGTGATGGTGAAACTACTTATGATACTGAGGGTGGACAAGTTCAGACAGTAAGATCAACTACAATAGTTGAAACAGCACCACCACCAAGAAGAAGAAGAGGTCGTAGAGCTATTGCAGGTAATAGTAGAAATGCAGCTGCTAGACGATTTAGAAGAAGAAGAAGAAGAGATCCATTAGCACAATCATTTACTACTGACGAGTCGGGAATGACCGTAACATCAGTCGATCTTTTCTTTGGGACAAAAGATCCAGTTGAAAGATTAACTGTTGAACTTAGAACAATGGAATTGGGAATTCCTACTAATATTTTAGTTAATGGATTTTCTCAAGTTGTATTAAATCCTGATAATATAAATGTTTCTTCTGATGCTTCAGTTGCAACTCGTGTAACTTTCCCATCACCTATTCATCTTGAACCCAATACTGAGTATGCAATTGTATTATTAGCACCAACAACTAATAACTATGAAGCATGGATTGCTCAAATGGGTGAAAGAACTGTGAACTCTCAAAGTTTACCTGATGCTGAGTCAGTTATTGTTTCTAAACAATATGTTGGTGGTAGTTTATTTAAATCACAAAATGGTACAATTTGGACTGCATCTCAATTTGAAGATTTGAAATTTACATTATACAAAGCTCAATTCTCAACAACACCAGGAACTGCATTCTTCTATAATCCAAAATTAGATACTAGATCTTCAAATATAGAGAGATTACTTCCAAATGCAATTACAACATTGCCAAGAAAGTTGAAGGTGGGACTTACAACTACAACTCATGCACAATCTATTGCTAAAATGGGTATAGGTGTTAAGGTAAGTGATTCAACATCTGCAACTGCTGTTCAAGGATTTATTGAACAAATTGGTGGTCCTGCAAACACTGTTGGTTTAACAACAGGTGGAACTGGATTTAAAGCAAGTCAAACTTATAATAATGTTCCTTTATATGCTATCACAGGAAGAGGTACAGGTGCGACTGCAACAGTTGCAACCAATAATGTAGGGCAAGTATCATCTGTTAGTATAACTTCTAATTCAGGTGGTAGTGGATATGTTGTAGGTGATGTTTTAGGTGTCACTACAAGTACAGTTCTTCAAGGTGCTAAATCTGAAATTGCAGTTACTGGAATAAATGGAACAAGTACTTTATATCTGAATAATGTTCAAGGTGAAGAGTTTACAACAGGACAAGCAATTATAGTTTATGAAGGTGCAACTGCTACGTCTTATGCTAGTACAACAATCACATCATCTAATACATTTGATGAAAGATATACTGGTAATGTTGTAAAAGTAAATCATTATAATCATGGAATGCAAGCTGATACTAATTTAGTTACACTTGCTGATATTGAACCAAGCACAACACCTATAACAGTTACTGATGCTCTTGCTGTTGATGATCAAATCATATCAGTGGCTAGCACAGCACCTTTTGCAACTGCGAATGGAATTTCAACATCTCAGGGATATGTCAAGATTAATAGTGAAATAATTTACTATAGTAGTATCGGTGTTAATCAACTAGGCATTGGAACAAGAGGCATTGATAATACAATTGTTAGAACACATAATGTAGATGATCTTGCACGTAAATACGAATTAAACGGTTTTGATTTAAGAAAGATTAATACAGATCATAATATGCCTAATAATGCTACTTTATCTGGATATAGAAAAATTGATGAGTATCATCTTGAATTAGATAGACCAAATCCAGATGGTGATAATCAAACCAGTTTCACTAATGAACAAAATCTTGGTGGTGATAATATATTTGCTTCACAAAACTATCAGTTTGATAATATTATTGTGGATTTGGCTACTGCAATTCCAAGTGTTGACACAACACTTAGTGCTCAAATAAGAACTGTTAGTGGAACAAGTGCTGGTGGAAGTGAAGTGCCATTTATTGATCAAGGTTTTGAAGATATAAGTGTATTTTCACCAAATAAACTTGATTCACCTAGAATAATTTGTTCAAAAGTAAATGAGAATACTAGATTAACATCTCTTCCACAAAACAAATCATTTACTTTAGGATTTAGATTAGAAACTACAGATACTAATTTATCACCAATGATTGATGTATCGGATGCACAAGTTGTATTGGAGAGATCTAGACTCAATAATCCTATTTCAGATTATACTAAAGATGATAGGTCAAATAAAACAACTGGAGATCCTCATGCAGCAGTTTACATAAGTAATCGTGTAGATCTTAAGAATCCTGCAACATCGTTGAAAGTTTTGATTGGTGCATATAGACATCCTTCTGCTGATTTTAGAATACTTTATCAACTATTCAGAGAAGACGGTAGTGAAACTGAACTATCATATGAACTATTTCCTGGTTTTGATAATCTTGAAGATACTGATGGTGATGGTTTTGGGGACAAAATTATAGATCCTACTAAAAACAGTGGTAGAGCAGATGCCTTTGTATCTCCAAGTGATTTTGATGAATTTAAAGATTATCAGTTTAGTGTTGATGATTTAGATGAGTTTACAGGATTTAAATTTAAAATAGTGATAAGTGGAACAAATGAAGCATTCCCTCCTAGATTTAAAGATTTTAGAGCAATCGCATTAGCATGATACCAGTCGAAGGTCATAAAAACTTATATCGAGATGAGGAATCTGGGGCTATCATAAACACTGATAGTCATGGATTTTCTCAATATAAAAAGTCAAAAAAATTAAAATTGACTCAAAAAGAAGAAATAGATCGTATGAAAAGTGATATTGAAGAAATCAAATATCTACTTAAAAAGATAGCATCAAAAT